ACAAAGCTCAAACTCGTAAAGATATTGAGGCTGAAGGAAGTGAATCATTCTATCATTTTGAAAATGGTACACAAGGTGCTAGACCATCTTCAACAAGTAAATCTCCAACTCCAACTAATAACACACAAATTGATGGGCCATAGGTAAAAAATGTCAAATTATTTTAGATACTTTCCAGCGGTTGAATATAAGTTTGGTGGCGAAGCTATGCCAGCAACTTTTGAAAATCTTACAATATACGCAGATGTTGTAGATCAAATCGCGGATGCTAGCACGGCTTATGAAGAATATTATATTCTTCCAAATGAAAGGCCAGATCAGGTTTCGCAAAAATTATATGGAACTCCAAGTTTTCATTGGACCTTCTATTTAATGAATCCAAAGATTCGAGAACAGCGGTGGCCGTTAGCTGACGGCGAACTTTTTGATAGAGCAGTACTTAAGTATCCTACTAAAGTAATTACAACTCGAACAAAGCTTACTGATAAATTTAAAGTTGGCCAAACAATTACTGGTGCGTCATCAGCTGCAACTGCAACTATTGGTAAAAGAAATCTTGACCTTGGCCAGTTATTTTTAGAAAATGTTGATGGTACTTTTACTGCCGGTGAAAACGTTAACTCAACAAATAGTGATGGTGCAACTGAAGTGATTATTGTTACAAGCTTCGAAGATCAGTATAACGCTGCACACCATTATGAAAATAGTTCTGGTGAGACTGTTGATATTGATCCTGAAGTTGGCCCAGGAGCTTTGTTAACTGAAGTTACATACTTCGATAGAGTTAGAAGATTAAATGATGCTAATCGAGAAATTAAATATATTAAACCCGGTATCGTAAGAGATATCGTAAAAGCTTTTAGAGATAGTGTAAGTAGTGCATAATGGCAACTCAAGAACAAACCTCATATGAATTTGATTCTATTGAGATCCAATCATCAAGATTAGGAAAACCTGTAGAAATAAATCGAATTGTAACGGACCTTGAAATATTTGAACATATTCAAAAGCCGTATCTTACTGCAAGAATGATGATTGTCGATGATTCTAACTTTTATCAAGACGCAGACTTTCAAGGAACAGAAACAGTAGTAATAAAAATCAGATCTACAGAAGAAGATTCTATTCAAATTGAAAAAAGATTTATTGTTAATGAAGTTGAAAAACAGCAAAAGGTACAGGACAACGCTCAAGTTATTTTATTTCATTTAGTTGAAGACATATATTATTTGTCTTCTTTAATAAACGTTAACAGGCATTACACTGGTAGTCCACGTGATATTATCGAAAGAATTGCTAGAATTGAACTAGGAAAAAAAGTAAGTGGAGGATTAGGCGCTTCACAAAATATGAGAGTCATAGTTCCGAATCTAACTCCGATCGATGCTATGCAGTGGATTGTAAATAGAGCTTCAACCAATAAAGGCTATCCTTTTTATTTGTATTCTCAACTTGTTGGTGATGATTTGATTATGGATGACCTTGGTTCTCTTTTAACTAAAGTTTCTATGAATGCTGGTAAAGATATTAAGTTCACAGCGTCATCAACTAAATCTCAAAACAGTATGAATTTAAAAGTACAAAGGCGAGCAATTAAAAGCCACACGTTTGGTTCTTCAGAAAATTTATTACAAATTATTCGTGATGGTCTACTGAGTTCTAACTATGAAGTTATCGATACGCTTACCGAAGGAACTAAAAAGTTTACGTTTAATTCTAGAGATGATTTATTTAAAAAATTAGTATTAGATGATATACTATCAAAAGAACAGCCGAATCCGCCAGTTAACTATGATGAAGTAATTAACGATAAAGAACTTAAAGAATACACATCTGGATATTCAACGTTGATTGGTGGTTCAATGGCTTTCCGAGATTCAGGTGAAGGAATCAACCCATTCAAATATAATGAATGGACCAATTCATATAATGAAACAAAAAACGCTGCAGCTTATAAGTTACGTGCTATACAAACTTCTATGGATGCAATGTTAAAGAAGAATCCATTGATGATTAACGTAAATGGAATCGAGTTTTTAAAGGGTGATAACAATAAAACAATTGGAAATAACATTGATGTTGTCTTTATGGTAACTCATAACGATGCAGCAGATCAGGCTGATAAAGAAGATAAGAAAAAGTCTGGTAAGTATTTAATTTATTCTGCAAGACATATGTTTAAAAAATCAGTAGACACGTATGACATGTCTCTTGGTTTAGTTAAAATTGGTAATTTAAGAAGGACTGAAACGTGAGTACTTTTTATGGAGATAATATTCGTTGGTTTATTGGAGATGTTGTAAGCATTTCTGATCCAACATCGCTTGGAAGAATTAAAGTAAGAATCCACGGATTACATCAATCTCAGATTCGTGATGAAGACCTTCCCTTTGCTCAAACGGTTGTACCAATTAACGAAGGTGGAACAAAAGAACTTGGCAATGTCCTTGGTATCCAAGTTGGAGCTCGAGTGTTTGGTATCTTTATGGACGGCCAAAATTCTCAGCTTCCACTTATTATTGGTTCGTTACCAAAGTATGAAGATGCAACTGATGGTGATAGATCTACACCTCGATTATCTCGTGGTATAAACACAATTACAAAAACACCTGATACTACAACTGGTGAACCAGCATCTCCTTATAACGCAACGTATCCAAATAATAAAGTAACGCAAACATCTTCAGGCCATGTGATTGAAATTGACGATACACCAAGCGCGGAAAGAATTCATATATACCATAAGTCAGGTACGTTTGTTGAGATGCATCCAAACGGCGATGTTGTAACTCATACAAAGAATGGCTTTAAAACTGTAACTGGTAACGAGAAAATTCATGTAACTGGTGATATGGAAATTGTGTGTGATGGTAATTTTAAAGTGACTGCAACAAGGATTGATCTAAACTAATGGCTCATGAATTTAAAATAATAAGAAATCGTAAATTAGAAACATATTATGAGTATGAGCATATTCCAAATGAGTTTGAGCATTTAATTAAGTTTGCTCCTGAGATACCACCGGAGCCACACACTGAAGAACAACATGAAGAGATTGAAGCATGGCAACATAAATTTAAAAGGTTGATGGAGATAGAACTTGCCAGCAGTAACTAGAAAAGGTGATGCCGATTTACCTCATTGTTCTGGAATGGTAAGAGACGGGGCTTCATCTGATGTTTTTGTAAATGGTATTGGTGTAAGTAGACAAGGTGATAATAATACTTCACATTTATTGCCACCGGTTCCATGCCCAGGACACGCTGCACCTATATCAACAGGATCAACCACAGTATTTGTAAATGGTAAAGGATGCGGAAGAATTGGAGATGGAATCACAGGTTGTACATCTGTAGCTGAAGGTTCTTCGAATGTTTTCGCTGGATAAGGTATAAATAGACATATGGCACGTGTATTTTCGATAGAAGACGGAACTTTAGATACTGCAGGTATTACAGTATCTAGAAACAAAGTATATAGAGACCTTGACTTGACTTTTGCCAAGAAGGGTGATGGAGACGTATTCAAAAAATCAGATGCTGCAGCAGTAAAACAAGCTGTTAAAAATTTATTATTAACTAATTTTGGAGAGAAACCATTTACACCAAGATTTGGCGGAAACCTAAATGATTTCTTATTTAATTTAGATACTGAGTTTGATGAACTTGAAATTGAAGATAACGTAATGCAGGCAATAGCAAACTTTGAACCGAGAGCTATATTAAGAGATGTAAGTGCAACTCTATTGCCAGATCAGAATAGTGTAAATGTAAAAGTAGTATTTCAGGTTGTTAATATTCAGGAAACACAAGAACTTAGTATAAATCTCACGAGGTTAAGGTAATGGCTGTAATTAGATCGTCAGATCTTGATTTTGATACAATCAAGTCAAATTTAAAAACTTATTTTCAAGCAAAGAGCGACTTTACTGATTATGATTTTGAAGCATCGGGATTGAGTAACATTCTTGATGTTTTAGCTTACAACACACATATCAACGGTCTTACCGCAAACTTTGCAATCAATGAATCATTTCTTAAATCAGCGCAGTTAAGATCTTCTGTCGTAGCTCATGCCGAAACTGTTGGTTACTATCCAGCTTCGAAGAGTGGAGCAACAGCAACTATTGATTTTAAAGTTGTAACATCAGATACAATTACAGCTAGTGCATCCTTACCGGCTTTCACTACATTTACTGGAACGCTTGGAGACGATACATTTACTTTTCAAACTTTAGTGGCTCATACAGCTACTAATGACGGAACTGGAACTTTTCAATTTAAAACAGAAAGTGGTTTAAGTAGCGTTGTAATAACTGAAGGAACTCAGAAAACTAAAACGTTTATTGTTGGTGAAACTACTGATAATCAAGTTTATGTTATTCCAGACGAAGCATTAGATAAGAATACATTAAAAGTTGAAGTGTTTGATACTACAACTTCAAGTACATTTAACACTTATAACGATATTGAAAGTGTTGTAAGGATTGACACAAACTCTAGAGTTTATATCATTCGTGAAACACCGAATGGACAATATGAAATTATCTTTGGCGAGGATAGCGTTCTTGGTAAAGCGCCAGTAGCTGGTAATAAAATTGTTGTAACATATCTTGCCACTAACGGTGCTGACGCAAACTCAATCACTACGTTTACTGCAGATTCTCAGCTTTCAATTGGTGGAACAAGTTACACACCAACAGTTACAACCACTGTAAATTCTGCGGGTGGCGGAGACAAAGAAAGTATTGAATCAATTAAACTCAACGCACCAATTAACTTTGCATCTCAACAAAGGCTTGTTACTGCAGAAGATTACAAAGCTATTGTATCTGAAAGATTTACAACATTACTTGATGATGTTGCAGCATGGGGCGGTGAAGACAATATACCTGCAACATTCGGTGATGTATATCTTTCACTTAGTTTTAAAAGTGGTATCTCAGCTGCAGTACAAACAGATACTAAAAATACGATTCAAAACACAATTGCTCCAAACTTAGGAGTTATGTCAATTGATGTCGAATTTGTTGATCCGATTAATACGTTTATAGAATTAGCTGTTACTTTTGATTTTGATCCGGATCTAACTAATCTTACACTTGATGCTATTCAATCAAATATTAAAACAGAATTAGCAACGTTCTTTACAACCAATCTCGGAAAGTTTGATAGTGTGTTTAGAAAATCAGCATTGCTTACGACAATTGATGCAATATCACCTGCGATTCTAAACTCTGATATGTCAGTTAAAATTCAACAAAGCTTTACACCAACTTTGAATACAGCAAAA